AACCGCACCTTCTAAAAACAAATCATCTTTCATTGCCCAAAAACCCGAATAAATTTGAGGGTTCTCACCACTACCACTTTTAGCTTCTTGTGGTTAAATAGTAGTGTCGCCGTAAGGGACACCAATTCAATCTCGCTTAACTAAGGAGCAAACAAATGAACATTCAAAGATATCGTGCTGCCGATCTTCCAGAACTAATGGATCGGATCACAAGAAACAGCATTGGGATGGATGATTACCTTGATAAGTTTTTTAATCTACACGAAACTACAAGTAACTATCCTCCTTACAACCTTGTTCAGGTTAACAACGTAGAGTCTAGACTAGAGATTGCACTAGCTGGATTTAAGAAGGAAGAAGTACTAGTATATTCTGAGTATGGTAAACTCTTTGTGGAGGGTCAGAAGGAAGATAAAGAAACTGAACTTACATACCAACACAAAGGACTAGCTCAGAGATCCTTCAAGCGTGTCTGGACACTCTCTGATGAAACAGAAATCAGAGATGTAAAGTTTGAAGATGGTCTGTTGACTATCGAGTTAGGTAAGATCGTCCCTGAACACCACTCTCGTAAAGATTACCTTTAACCATCTAACCCCTTGACAAATGTCAGGGGGTCTTTTATAATATATAAAAATATTCTATAATGTCTATCCAACTCCTGTTGATGAAAAGCGGTGAAGAAGTCATCGCTGATGTTTATGAGATCAGAGACAAAGAAGGTATGCCTCAGGGGTTTGTCCTTAGAGAACCTCAGATCTGTAAGCTACTACCTAATGTAGAAGAACCTGATAAAGGACCAAATGTTCAGTTCCATAACTGGGCACCTCTATCACAACAAAGGAAATTCCTCGTTAAAGAACACGCATTTATTACAATGTGTGACCCCCTAGATCCCCTTATTGAACATTTCAGAGAACGTTTTGGAGAAAGTGATGAAGAACTGTCAAGTGCTGGTGCTCAAGAACAACCAGATACTAGTGAGCCAACTGGAACCGACTGAGGCAGAACTGCCAGGTGAACCAGATGTCAAGTTAATTGATCCCTGTGTGTTGAATACAGAAGGAGAAGAGAAAGGATCATTGACAAAATGGCTAGAAGGGATTACAATACAGAACGAGATGATGATCCATTCGGATCAGATTCTTACAATTGTCGAACCTGTTACTGTTCTTACTCAAGATTACAATGAAATTCTACAAGAACGTTGACCAAGTTGGTGATCGAATTCTTGTTAGAGGATGTGATGGGTATAAAGAAGTTCGTTTTCGTGACGAGTTTCGACCTACTCTCTATGTAAACAGTAAGAAAGAGTCAAAGTTTTCCACCCTGTATGGAGAACCAGTTCGACCTATTCAACCAGGTACCATCCGAGACTGTAAGCAGTTCTGCCAACAGTATGAGGAGGTAGATGGTTTTGATATATCTGGTAATCAGATGTATCTCTATCAATGGATCAGTGACAACTTCCCTGGTGAGGTTGACTATGATCCAAGTAAGATCCGTGTGTTCACGATCGATATTGAAACCGCAGCAGAGAACGGATTCCCCGACATCGAATCTGCTGATCAGGAAATCTTACTTATCTCAGTTAAGGACAGTTTCACTGGCTTGTATCACGTATGGGGTTCTAAACCTTTTACGAACAAGCACGCTGACGTATCGTACACACTCTGTGCTGACGAGCAGGAACTACTACGGAAGTACCTCGCTTGGTGGATCGAGAATTATCCTGATGTTATTACAGGTTGGAATGTTCAACTGTTCGACGTTCCGTATATCTGTAATCGTTTGGATCGTATCCTTGGAACCAAGGAAACCAAACTCTTTTCACCTTGGAAACTTTTAAGTTCCCGTGAAATTTATATACAGGGCAGAAAAAACATCTGTTATGATGTATCGGGGATTACGGTGCTGGACTATCTTGATTTGTATAGGAAATTCACTTATACAAATCAGGAGTCTTACCGCTTGGATCACATAGCGTTAGTTGAGTTGGGATCTAAGAAGTTAGACCACTCAGAGTTCGACACCTTCAAGGAGTTCTATACCCAAGACTGGCAGAAATTTGTAGAGTATAACATCCACGACGTACGTCTGGTTGATCAACTCGAAGACAAGATGAAGCTTATGGACTTGGCGTTTACGCTTGCGTATGATGCTAAGGTCAACCTTGAAGATGTCTTTTCACAGGTTAGGATGTGGGACAGTATAATCTATAATTATTTGCGTAAGAGGGATATCGTTATCCCTCCCAAGCATAGAAATCAAAAGTCTGACAAATACGCAGGTGCTTATGTCAAGGAACCGAAACCAGGACGCTATGACTGGGTTGTTAATTTTGACCTCAATAGCCTGTATCCTCATCTTATTATGCAATATAATATCTCCCCAGAAACCCTCAGGGAGACTAGACATCCCAGTGCGAGCGTTGAAGGGATCTTAAATGGAGAGGTGCAGATTGATGGGGATGATTGTGTTTGTGCTAACGGTGCTCAGTATCGTAAGGATGTACGGGGTTTTCTACCAGAATTGATGCAGAAGATTTACGATGAACGTAAGATCTATAAAGGTAATATGATTGAGGCTAAGAAGAAGTATGAGAAAGAACCTACCCTCACTCTAGAGAAACAGATCTCGAAGTTTAACAACTTCCAGATGGCACGTAAGATCCAATTGAACAGTGCTTATGGTGCTATTGGTAATGAGTACTTCAGGTATTATAAACTAGCAAACGCAGAGGCAATCACTTTGTCTGGACAGGTCTCTATCAGGTGGATAGAGAACAAGATGAATGATTACCTAAATAAACTACTACAAACAAATAGTAAGGATTATGTTATTGCATCCGACACGGATTCAATATATCTTAATCTCGGACCTCTTGTTGATAAATTTTTTAGTAATCGGGTTAGTGATAAGAGCAAGGTTGTTTCGCTACTCGATAAGATCTGTAAAGAGAAGATTGAACCGTACATTGATTCTAGCTACGAGGAACTTGCGACGTACGTTCAAGCATATGAACAGAAGATGATAATGAAGCGTGAGAATATAGCGGATCGTGGTATATGGACAGCAAAGAAACGCTACATTCTCAACGTATGGGATTCCGAGGGAGTAAGGTATAAAGAACCAAAGATGAAAATTATGGGATTGGAGACTGCGAGGTCTTCTGTTCCTCAGTACTTCAGAGATCGTCTTAAGAAGGCGTTCAGACTTATTATGTCTGCTGATAATGAGACAGTTATTGAGTTCATCGATAACTGTAAGAAGGAGACTCGTGAGGCAGTAGTCTCTGACATTGCATTCCCACGTGGATGTAATGGTGTCACCAAGTACAATCATCCGTATGAGATTTACCAGAAAGGTACTCCCATACACGTACGTGGTGCGTTACTGTACAATCACTACATCAAGGATAAGAAGATTCAGCACAAGAATGCTTTTATTCAAGAGGGTGAGAAGATTAAGTTTGTCTATCTCAAGACACCTAATCCTATTCAAGAGAACGTGATCTCATTCTTTCAGGACTTACCATCCGAGTTTAACCTGACCAAGTACATAGATCACGATAAACAATTTGAGAAAGCATTTTACGAACCCTTGCGTAATGTGCTAGAATGTATTGGATGGAAGCCAGAACGTTCTGGTAGTCTTATGGAATTTTTCTAATGAGTTTTTTAAATTCAGTCATCAAAGAGATTGGTAATGAGTATGCAGCAGTCGCAGACCAAGGTATCGCTGCTGGTGATACTGCTAACTGGGTTGATACTGGCAGTTATATCTTTAACGCTTTGGTATCTGGTTCAGTCTACGGTGGAATACCATCAAATAAAGTCACAGCTCTTGCAGGCGAGTCAAGCACTGGCAAGACTTTCTTTGCCCTCAGCGTCTGTCGTCATTTTCTAGAGCAGAACCCTAAGGGTAATGTTCTATACTTTGAGTCAGAGTCTGCTATCTCCAAGGAGATGATGGCAGAGAGAGGACTTGATGTGTCACGTGTGGGTGTAGTACCTGTTGTCACTGTACAAGAGTTTCGTACACAGGCTATGAAGATAGTGTCTGAGTATGAGAAACTTAACAAAGATGATAGACCACCACTGCTTATGGTACTAGATAGTTTAGGTAACTTATCTACTTCTAAAGAAATTGAAGATTCCGCAGCAGGAAAAGATACCAGAGATATGACACGAGCACAAGTGATCAAGTCTATCTTTAGGGTCTTGACACTTAATCTTGGTCGAGCGAATATACCACTGCTAGTTACTAACCATACCTACGAAGTCGTGGGTAGCTATGTCCCAATGAAGGAGATGAGTGGTGGAACAGGACTTAAGTACGCTGCTTCTAACATTATTTTCTTATCGAAGGCTAAGGAGAAAGACGGTACCGAGGTTGTTGGCAATCTCATTACTGCCACAAATCGTAAATC